AAATTTGACCAAACGCAACTGTCGTTTTTCTCATACCTTCGTTATAAAAATATTTTCCAAACATTATAAATCTACCTCTCCAAATGGATTACGTTCTTCAAAATCTAATATATCATCTAACGTTGATGCTGTATCAAATCCTGCTTCGGTATCTAAATCAGTATTGTTTGCATATGTCGATTGAGTTTGCAAATCAAAATCTTCATTAATAAAGTATTGAACTTGACCATCTGCACTATCATTTTCTAATAATAATGATCCTGTAGCATCTGTGTTTTCTGATATAGTAACTGTAGGTGACAATCCTAAATAACTTGAGCCGTCTACCGTAATACCAATTCTTTCAATAACTCCGTTTGTTAAAATCGCCTGAGCAGCTGCAGTAACAGCACCACCAGGACTGGATATAGATACACTTGTTACAGACAAAATATCATTAATTGTTGGCACAGAAATTGCAGTTACTTGTCCATCTGTTAACGTTATAACCGCTGTTTCATCTGTTTTAGTTGAAGTATCTGTTGACACATAAGTTAATGTTAAAATAGGAACTGAACTATATCCACGACCTATATTATCAATATTAAATGAGGTTAATGTATTTCCAGTTACATTTGCTGATGCTACAGCATTTATTGTAGCAGAAGGACTAGATATAGTAATGGTTGGGGCTGTAATATATCCCTCTCCACCTGATATAACCGGTATTGAGGTAACTTGATCTCCTGTTACAACTGGATTTCCTAAAACAGCACTAAATGTTCCACTTTCTAAAGCAGATTGATATACTAATCTATCAAGTGAATAAGCAGTTTCATTATCATCAATTTGAGAATTGCCTGTATTTAATTGTTCTGAACTGTATTCCCAACGTGTTACTCTTAATTTGTAAACTGGTAATTGTCCTAATGCAAAGAAAGGTTCCTGATCTTCAACAAATTGAATTTCAAAAAAGGAATTCATTAATGGATAAAAAATAATATCACCTTCGTTTGGTCTTCCAGAAGCAATTAAGCTTGCTTTTTGACCTACTTGATATTCCCAACTTCTTTTAGACACCATAAATGTAGTGTCTTCTCTAATCTCTAATCCAAATTTAGATATTAATTCTTGTGAACCTGCAAATCCTTCAGACGTTTCAATATACATTTCAATTAACCAAGAGTCATCAAACCTAGAAGTAGTATCTTCTCCTAGTATTAAATCTCTATTGACTAGTGTACGTGGCAGGTAATAAACATCGTGGCCATATATCTTTAGGCCTTCAACAATTAAATCTTCGTATAATCTTTTTTCGTTTTGATCACCAATGCCGTTGCCACCTTGAAAGTAATGATTAACTGGCATATCATTATCCTATCATAAAAGTTGGATTCAATTCGTATGATTCTCTAATTTCTTTTTCTAGTTTATCTAAATCTGCTTGTGCTTCGCTGTAAATTTGTTGACCATTTAAAGTTACACCACCAACCATTGTAACTCCATTAAACTTAGATAGATTAGCACCCCATTGTTTTTTAAATAATTGTGTTGTATATCTCTTTAAATAGATATCATTCCATACATCTGTATATGTTGCGGGATCAAGTTTACGATATGCTTCTATAACTAACCATTCATCTGTTTGCAAATCGTTTGTCCAATCCATATCAATGTATAATCTATTTTCGTGTTGATTAAATCTTAATGGTTTTTCACCTACTAATATGTGATCTAAAAAGTCTAAGTGTCTTAATACAATATCATAATTGATTACAGACGTTGAAGAAAAATCATACAAGTCATTTAATCTTAATTGATATCTTACATCAAATAGGTTTAGATTACCTTTATCCGAAAAAGGAAAAATATTAATTACAGAAATAATACTTGAAGGCACTACAAGATAATTATTATCTTCATACCAAGTTGTAGATACAGAACTTTGAGTTGCTGTTTCACTTGAAGGATTAGTAGCCGAAAGTCTTGTTTTATCAGCAGCAGTTAACTTGTACTTTAAATATGTTCTTTTAATACCATCGTAGTGATATTGTTGAAAAAACTGTACTGCTTCATCTATTCTGTCTTCTAATTGGTCGTCATCTACGTTAATTTCAATGACTGGCTTACCTAATGCTCTTAAAGCATATTGTTTTAGTGATTCTCTTGTAGCTGGTTCTGCCATAGTATTCCTTTATAATTCTATGTATATTTATAATAGTTAACAACTAAATAATGCTATGAAAGTGTTTTTAAATGGGTTACAAAGAACAGGCACCAACTACGTCTTAAAATTGTTTAGACAAAACTTACCTAACGTAGAATTTAAAGACGACACTCATCATCCTTATTATCATAAACATAATTTATATAATTTTAAAAATCCTTTTACAGACAAATATCCAGATAAAATACTCACCATTATAAAACACCCTTATAGTTGGGTAGAAAGTATTTGTTTTCGTAATTGTGTAGATATTAAAAGATGGTTTCCTAATTATTACCTACATAATACACAAGATTACTGTGGTCCATTTCAGATCAATTTAAAAAATCTATGTAAATTATACTATGACTTTTATGATACATGGTTAAAAACACAACAAATTACTTTAATACAATATGAAAGAACATTAACTCAAAAAGATATACAAAGAGAAATATTTAAACTCTTTAACATTAAACCTAAACAAATAACATTACCTAAGACAATACCTCAATCCGATGACTTTGTGTATGAAAGAAAAGAAATCTACCGTAACTATAGAACACAACATCTAAATGATTCTCAAAAACAAATTATTAAAGAGTGTTTATCAAAAGATTTTCTTAATCGTATTAAATATAGATTATCTTAATCTTTCTTTTAACCAATCCTCTATATTAATAGTAGGATTATAACCTAATATAGTTTTTGCTTTATCTATATTTGCAAGTGTTGCTCTTGCCTCACCTTTTCTAGGCGGTATGTATGTAGTAGTATGATTATACATTTTTGCTAATTCATTAATAGAATAATTTTGCCCTCTACCAATATTAAATACAGTACCAAAATATTTTTTGTCAATTTCTTTAGTTGCAGCCAATATATTTGCTTGAACAGCATCTTCTACGTTTGTAAAATCTCTAGTTTGTTCTCCATCACCTACGATTGTAAGAGGTTCATTATTTCTCATTTGTCTTTCAAAGATACCGACAACGGTACTATATTGCCCTTTCATAGGTTGTTTATCACCATAAATATTAAAATATCTAAACACAATTGTTTCTAAATCAAATAAATTACTATACATTTTACAAAGTTTTTCACCAGTAACTTTTCCTACAGAATAAGGATTTAAACAATCATCAGGTTGATCTTCTACATTCGGTGTAGAATTTAATCCATAACCTGATGATGTAGATGAATAAACAACTCGTTTAACACCCATTTCTCTTGCGGCTTGTAGAACTGAACAAGTGCCCATAACATTTGCATATATTGATTTTAATGGATTGATGATAGACGGTTGTATTCTTGCTTCAGCGGCTAAATGAAATACTACATCTACATCTTTAAAGTGTGGTTTGATTTGCTCAAAATTTATTATATCTAAATTTAAATTTTCAGCATCATCATTGTAGTAAAATTGTTCTGCTGATTCTGCACTCTCATTATCTATTACAGTAACTTTATGATTTGTATGAATTAACTTATCCACTAAGTTTGATCCTATAAATCCAGCCCCGCCTGTTACCAATACTTTTTTCATATTTTATTCACTATTAAACTTTTAATAATTTTATTTATACATTTTGTATTCTATATTTTCATCATAATTACCATTGATTGATATCGTAAATGTAAAATTATGAGTATTTCCATTTTGTTGGTTTAAACCATATTTTCCTATATTTTCAGACCGAGTAGAAGAAGGATATAAACACATAATATTATTATTTTTAACATAATTGGTAATATTCATATCCCAAGTTCTATTCCATTTAATATTTTTTTTGAGACTATTCCATATTGTCTTATTAACTGACCATACCCATGGAGTAAACCAATTACATTCAAAAATATTTTCTTGTACACTTAAATCAAACTTATGTGAAAATGCACAAGTTATTAAATTCAAATCATATGTCTGATAAAAATATTTTAATGTGTCATTAGCAATAAGTACATCTTCTTCTATACACACAACTTGATCATAGCCTAGACTAAAAATTCTATCTATCCCATCTCTATGATTTGCACCACAACCTAAATGTGTGTCATTAATTTTTATTGTATCAGAAGTTAAAGGATAATTAATATTTTTTAAAAATTTGGTAGCAATTTTAATAACATTATTATTACGAGAATCAAAATTAAAAAACAAATCATATTTTTCTAAATATAAAGTTTTAGAAACAGAATCTAATACTTGTTGAAAATATTCAGGTCTATTATATACTATGAATACAATTGCTGATTTCACTTACGAATAATATCTTTATCTGATGAAACATAATGTTGACCACAACCTATATCTACAAATTTATATTTCATAAAATTAATTTTTAGTTTTTAAATAATTAAAATATTCTTCAGTCATGTAAAAACTATCCTCAAACCCATTTACTTTATCTTTTAGTTCTACATTAAGAAATCGTCCTTCAGTATGTCCAATAGTTTCCAAACAATTTTTATCACCATATACAGCCAATACTGTATGACTCATATCACTATAATAATAATGGTCTTCTGTACCCCATGTATTAATTTTTTTACCAGAATATTTTTTTAATATAGGAAGCATATCTTTTCTATATATATCAAGCCTAATTAAATTTGGTTGATTAGATGGATTTTTAGTAGTACAGTAATTTAAAAACTTACCTTTAACTTCTTGGTAACAATTATATTTTTCTATTCGTTGATCAAAATTTTTAAAATTAGATTGTACATTAAATCGTAAGTGATGTATATTATCATATATCATTTGTTTCATACAGGTATGTAAATTGTGTTGAATTCTATCTTTAAAAAAAATGAAGTCATGTTCTAACATAAAATTAAACATAGAATTTGAACTCTCAACAGCATCTACAAACGCATCATAGTAACTATTCATTATTTTTATATTATAAGGGTTTATATATTCTTTTATTTTTGATGTATATTCCTTTAACACTTTATTGTCATTTAAAGGATACCTGTCAATATAAACACAAGTTGGCCTAATATCAGAATATTCACTAAAAGTATTTCTAAATGAATTAAATGTTTCAAATATTGTTTGTTTTTCTCTTATAATATTAGTGAGATTAGTGAACATATATAAATTTAATGAGGGTTTCATTGTTTTACCATTACTATATCAGAATCCCAATTAGAAATAATATGAGAGGCACTAAATCCAAACTTAGAACATATCTCATCTTTTAGCCTATCTAATTCTTCATTATTTCCAAATTCTTTTACATATTCAAATATAATTCTTTCATTTACTTTCAATTTTTCAGAATCCATAAGTTCTATTAGTTGAGATAAAACAATCGCTTCATATCCCTCCACATCTATTTTTATTTGGTCAACTTCCGTTATTTTATATTTTTTAATTAATGTATTAAGTGTAATTAACTTAACTAATCTTGGTTCAGTAGTGTTTTTATGAACTATTAAATCTGGATCACATAATGAAGATGTGCCACAATGCTGAATACCATGATTTTTCATATACCTAGACATTTTACTTTGATTTGAGTAAAGTTTATAAGGTATATATTCTATAATATCACCCTCAATAACTGTATTTAAATCTTTAAATCCATCATATTCACCAACAGCCGCACATTCAACAAGCACTGTATCTGATTGAGGTAGTATCTTACAATATTCTTCTATTGGTTCAACAAGTAAACCTTTTACTTTTGTGCCAAAAAAATGATCATCAGACGATACTGAATTACAACCACATCCAATGTCTATAAATTTATATTTCATAAATTTTTAAACTCGTTTCTTAACATTTCGATTACACTTCTATCTTTAACAAAAATAGAGTCTGGTTCTTCACCATTTAAAAAAATATTTTTAACACATACGTTTTTTGATAAACTTCTTTTTCTGATAACCTGTGTAAATTCATTATTAATATGAAAAACACAATTATTATAATCAAAATCTATACAATATCCTTGTTGATATATTCTATAACTTAATTCATGGTCTTCAGCTGATTTCCAGTTTTTTAAATCTAAGTTTTTATTTTTTACTCCTCCATAATACTTTAAGGTTTCATCAAATTTAAATTTTTTAAAAAAATCTCGCTTAGTAACAAAAAATGTAGAACAAAAATATAATCTTTTATCATATTTATCGTGTTCATAATCAACCATTGTATGTATAGTATCGTTAATAATTGACCTATCCCAATACCTGCCACCATTTGGTAATAAAATTTTATTAGTTAAAAAATTCCAATCATTATTATTATTGTATTCTAAAAACTTATTTAACCAATTTTTTGGCATCAAAACATCATCATCACAATAAACCACTATTTCAGTATTACATTTTTCGATTATTTTATTTCTTAATTTACCCACAAATCCATTATTAGCTTCCTCTTTAAAATTATGCAAAAAAATGTTCTCGTCTTTTAAAAATGAAAATTTTGAAATATTTCCTCCTATATGGATATCGCATTTATAATTTGTTACATTTTGAATAGATTTGATTGTTTTTTTTGTTAAATCGTATCGCTTACCATTAGTAGCTATTGCAAAGGAAATGTTATTATATATATCTTTCATTTCTCTTAATTTTTCCTTTAACTTTTTGATTTTAATCGTCTTAATTTTTCAAGTTTATTAAAAAGTCTTTTTCGTTTTTCTTGTTTTTCTTTTTTATTGCCAAAAAGTGTGTTTTCAAGTTTAGTTAAAATGTCATCTCTGCTTTTAATTAATTCAAATCCTTTATATTGATTTTTACCTGTCCAACCTATATTATGCACAAATCTTTTTTTAATTTCTGGATGTAAAAATGTTAAAGATGGATCAGATTGAATACCACCTTTACCAAAATTCTCATTTAAATTAAAATAATCTAATTTAGATGTAATAAGAGATTTTGAAACAATAAAACCATCATAAGGTTCACTCATTTTTATAACATTATCTATTTTATAATTTTCTTTAAAGTGTTTATTAAATATCTTTGTATTAGGGTGATTGCCATCAAATATTAATATACCACTTTCCACATGATTTAAGTCCTGTGCGTGTTCTAATTGACAAGCCATAAATTTGTCTTGTAAAATGTTTTTAGGAAATTCCGTAAAATTCTCATTTTGATATACACAATCACCATCCAACCATATAAGATAATTATTGTTATGTTTGTCTAATACGTCTTGTATAACAAATCCTTTATGACTAAAACGAACACACATTGTTTTTACATAATCAGTGTGCTTGTTTTTTTCTAAGTATTCTTTTTTCCATTGTTCATGCTGAGGTATTTCTTTTTTAAAATCAACCCATTGTATATTAGAATGATTTTGTTTTGGAGTAAAACCTTCGTAGTATATTTTTGCTCTAAATTTATTATAATAATTAGCAACTTTAGTAAAACTATCTACCCATGTTTTACCATAAAGGTCATAACCATTTTTATTAAATGTTGTAAAAAATAAAATATCGTTTGATTGTTGTCTTTCTTCTATCATTAACTTTTCTCTTTTTCTCCATGATTCATAATCTTTTTGATCATCTAAACTAGCCATAGTATGTATAATATATTTATCTTGTCTGACTTTACTATCTAATATAAAATCAACTTCATCATTAGGAATATAATTTGTGCCTATGACTTTATAATAATCTCGTACAGATTGGTGTAGGCCGTGCATTCCCCACGATTGTGATTCTTTTTTATTAATATTACCTGTTTCTGATAACATACGATCAATGGCCATTTTGATAACAGGATGTTTAGGTACGGCACCAAAAAAATAATTACCTATGTTATTAATTTCTCGTATAAAAACAGCATCCACACCTGATTTGATAAAATAATTTAAATTCATTTTACAAGTGATATCTAAATCTGAATAATAACCACCATGTATATAAACAACAGCTAATCTCCAAAAATCAGCACGATTAATCGGTTGAGGAAGTTGATGATATTTTAAATGAACGTCTTGGCCAAAATGATTTAAAATAAAATCAGAACATTGCTGATCATCCATAAACTCTTTTTTAAGTTGAGGATTACTATAGTTCCAAGACTCTGATTGTTTTTTAAGTAAAGTTGGTAAAGTTTTAGTTTTCCAAGTTTGCCATAATATATTTGGTATCATATATCATACTATTTAGTCAACAATTGAAAAGTTAGTCAACAATTGAAAAGATGTCTTTTATATTTGGTGTTTCATAGATATAGACATATCCAGCACCGTTACCACCACCATTTCCACTACGTGATATTAATATTTTACCGTCTCCTATGAAAACTTTATTACCAAAATTAGTACCATTTGTTGATGTGGGTGTTATCTTTTTTAATTCGTTACCGTCAAGGTCAAAGATGTAAGCTGATTCATCATCTGACCCCACCACTATTCTACCAGAGCCTACAGCAACTGATCGGCCAAATCTATCATAAGCAACACCATCGGAGGCCGTGATCTTGGACAATTGGGTACCATCTAGGTCAAAAATGTAAGCTGAGCCTGAATCAGTACCATTGTCGTCATCATAAAGAGCCCCTACCACTATACGGCCATTACCTACAGCAACTGATTGGCCAAATTCATCACTAGAAGCACCATCTGAAGCTGTTATCTTGGCCAATTGGGTGCCATCTAGGTCAAAGATGTAGGCTGAGCCTGAAGAACCACCATTGTCGTCATCTCTCTCAGCCCCTACCACTATTCTACCGTTACCTATAGCAACTGATCGGCCAAAGTAATCATTAGCAGCACCATCTGAAGGTGTGATTTTGGCTAATTGGGTTCCATCAAGGTCAAAGATGTAGGCTGAGCCTGAATCAGTACTATTGTCGTCATCTCTATAAGCCCCCACCACTATTCTACCAGAGCCTACAGCAACTGACCAGCCAAATTGATCATCAGCAGCACCATCTGAAGCGGTGATCTTGGCCAATTGGGTACCATCAAGGTTAAAGATGTAAGCTGCGCCTGATACAGCACCAATGTCGTTATTTCCATATACAGCCCCCACCACTATTCTTCCAGAGCCTACAGCAACTGATTTGCCAAATCTATCATTAGCAGCACCATCTGAAGCGGTGATCTTGGCTAATTGAGTGCCATCTAGGTCAAAGATGTAGGCTGAGCCTGATTCATCACCATTGTCGTCATCTCCTTCAGCCCCAACCACTATTCTACTGTTACCTATAGCAACTGAAGAGCCAAAGCTATCATTATATGCAGCATCTGAGGATTGTATTACAGTTTCATTTGAAGGGGTTGTCGTTAAATCTAAAGCACCTTCTGTTGAAAATAGGCCTGTTTTATTGTCGTATTGTGAATATGTTGTTTTAAATGCCATAGTTTTATCCTGTTAATCTTGTGTATTGGCCAATTCTATTATCAGCAATTTTTTCTACATAATCGTCGTAGTATTCGTTGGTGTTGTAGATGTAGGCTGATCCTGAAGAAGAAGCATTGTCGTCATCTAAATAAGCCCCTACCACTATTCTACCGTTACCCACAGCAACTGATATGCCAAAGTTATCAAGAGCAGCACCATCTGAAGCAGTGATCTTGGCCAATTGGTTTCCGTCTAAATCAAAAATATAGGCCGAGCCTGTTCCATAACCATTGTCGGCATCTCTATTAGCCCCCACCACTATTCTACCGTTACCTATAGCAACTGAAGAGCCAAATTTATCTTCAGCAGCAGCATCTGAACGTGTGATCTTGGCCAATTGGGTACCATCTAGGTCAAAGATGTAGGCTGCGCCTGTATCGCTACCATTGTCGTCATCTCCATAAGCCCCTACCACTATTCTACCACAACCCACAGCAACTGCTGAATCGCTAAAATAATCACCAGAAGCTCCATCTGAAGCCGTGATCTTGGCCAGTTGATTTCCATCTAGGTCAAAGATATAGGCTGAACCTGAAGCACTACCATTGTCGTCATCTTGGTAAGCCCCTACCACTATTCTACCTGAACCTACAGCAACTGATTGGCCAAAGGAATCAAAAGCAGCAGCATCAGAAGCTGTGATCTTGGCCAATTGGGTTCCATCTAGGTCAAAGATGTAGGCTGAGCCTGAATTGGAACCATTGTCGTCATCTGAAGAAGCCCCTACCACTATTCTACCGTTACCTATAGCAACTGAAGAGCCAAAGGTATCATCAGCAGCACCATCGGAAGCTGTAATCTTGGTTTCATTGGTTCCATCTAGGTCGTAGATGTAGGCTGAGCCTGAACCAGAACCATTGTCGGCATCTCCCCTAGCCCCTACCACTATTCTACCGTTACCTACAGCAACTGATCGGCCAAAACGATCATCAGCAGCACCATCGGAAGCTGTTATCTTGGCTAATTGGGTGCCATCAAGGTCAAAGATGTAGGCTGAGCCTGAAGCAGATCCATTGTCGTCATCTAAATAAGCCCCTACCACTATTCTACCTGAACCTACAGCAACTGAATAGCCAAATTCATCAGCAGAAGCACCATCTGAAGGTGTGATCTTGTTTTCTGTGCTTGCAACTGTAGCGGCCTCACTATAAGCAAATGAACTATTGCTTATCTCACCTTTATCTCCAAAGACTAAATTTTGATTTGTTTTTGATCCTGAATAAAATGCCATGTGTTAAACCTCGTTGTATATTAAATCGTATGGTGTATAAACTCTTGGTGTTTCGTAGATGTAGGCTGAGCCTTGATTTTCGTTAGCACCTACGTCATCTTGGTAAGCCCCTACCACTATTCTACCGTTACCTATAGCGACTGCTGATTTGCTAAATAGATCAGCAACATCACCATCAGAAGCCGTGATCTTGGCCAATTGATTTCCATCTAGGTCAAAGACATAAGCTGAGCCTGAAGCAGAAGCATTGTCGTCATCTGCCCAAGCCCCTACCACTATTCTACCGTTACCTACAGCAACTGCTTCCCCAAATCTATCACCATCAGCACCATCGGAAGCCGTGATTTTGGCTAATTGAGTTCCATTTATGTCAAAGATGTAGGCAGCGCCTGAATTGGAACCATTGTCGTCATCATCATCAGCCCCTACCACTATTCTACCGTTACCTACAGCAACTGAATTGCCAAAAAAATTATTAGTTGGACCATCGGAAGCCGTGATCTTGGCCAATTGGGTACCATCTAGGTCAAAGATATAGGCGGTGCTATCTCCAGAAGCTCCCACCACTATTCTACCTGAACCTACAGCAACTGATCGGCCAAATAACTTACCACCAGCAGCATCGGAAGGCATGATCTTGGCTAATTGAGTACCATCTAGGTCAAAGATGTAGGCTGAGCCTGTATAAGAACCATTGTCGCTATTTTGTTCAGCACCTACCACTATTCTACCGCACCCTACAGCAACTGACCCGCCAAATCTATCTTGTGTATCCCCATCGGAAGCCGTGATCTTGGCTAATTGAGTACCATCTAGGTCAAAGATGTAGGCCGAGCCTGATTGAGAACCATTGTCGTCATCTCCATAAGCCCCTACCACTATTCGACCAGAGCCTATAGCAACTGACTCGCCAAAGAAATCATTAAGAACCCCATCGGAAGCCGTGATCTTGGTCAATTGGTTTCCATCAAGGTCAAAGATGTAGGCTGAGCCTGAAGCAGAACCATTGTCGTCATCTTGGTAAGCCCCTACCACTATTCTACCGCACCCTACAGCAACTGACCCGCCAAAGGAATCATCAGCAGCCCCATCTGAAGCCGTGATCTTGGTTTCGTTTGAAGGGAGTGTTGTAACATCACCTGAACCCCATAGATAAGGTTCACCGTACTTTGTTGTATGGTTTTTGTTGTAAGTTGATATTTTAAAGGCCATTGACCTGACCTCCTATTTCTTTAAATCTTCTATCTTCTGGTTCAACTCTTTGATAGCCTCAACTAATAACGCAGCCACATTACCATAAGATACGGATTTGATGCCGTTAGAGTCTGTTGACACAACTTGAGGTAAATGTTGTTCAATTTCTTGTGCAATAAAACCAACTTTTTCTTTTTGAGTTTCATCGGATTTCATTGTAAACATTTTACCAGAAAGTTTTGTTACGATATCTAACGCACCTTCGATTGATTTAATGTTATCTTTTAGTGTTTCATCTGAAGTAGATGTAATGTCGCCTGATACGACTAAATTTCCTGTAATGATATTATCACCAGCCTCATTAGTTTCTAAACCACCAAGTGAAGCCCAACCTTCTGCATTGTAACCTTCAAATCGGCCTTCGTCTTTGTTGTAACGTATAATACCTTCAGCACCTGTTGTAAGTGGAGTTGTTGTGGTTGATGATGATGTAGTTGTATTAATGGTTGACGTAAATTCAGCAATCAGAGCGCTGTTGGCTATGTTAGAATCATCACTTGGTTCAAGTGATGTAAATGTACCACTTGATTTTTTCCATTGAACAGTTCTGCCGCTTGAGTGAATGTATATTTGAGCATCTACGTCAGTGCCATTAAATGTAAAAACTGTAGTGTCATCACCATTTGAGTCAACAGCGGTAAAAGAACCAATATCAGTTTGATTTAAAAGTGCTAAAAAATTATTTGCGCCGTTCGAGTTTTGGAAGTTAAAATAATGATAATTACCTTCAACTGGCCCCCCAAAATCTGTTGTACCATCGTAATATTTTACAGTATTTGCTGATATCTGAGAAAATGCATCACCATCAGACACGTTAACGGTTATTGTATTAGTTGTTGTAGTTTCTACAACTGGAACACCAATCCAATCACCTTCTCTTACATCTAAGTTACTACTATTGATTTCAACAACACCTTTATCTCCAAGATATTGAAGAGCAGTTGAAGCATCAGCAGTAATTGTGTTTTCTGAAAGTAATAAACTATCTACTAAAAGTGAACCTACTGTTACATCTGAATTAATTGAAAGTGTACCAGATGAATTTGTAAGAGCAATTGTATCTAAATTAATACTGTTTGTAAAGAAACCATCGTACCATTTGTATGTTGAAGAACCAATATCGTAAACTTCGTCAAATGACGGTAATATGTCTTCAGAAACAGCAGAAAGATCGGCAGATCCACCACCACCACCTGAAATCGTAATAGTTTTTGTTGAACCTGTACCTGAAGCAGTAACTCCAGAACCTACAAAGTTTAAAGTTGTAGCAGCCGTAGATAAAGTAGATCCTTCATCTTGGATTGTTAATGCACTACCACTTGCTGTTGAAGCAATTGTAATTGTATCTCCTGATGGAGTAATTGTAATATTTGAACCAGCAGCCAACGTTACGTCATCTGTAGAAGCATCTGATCCTGTTAATCTTATAATGGCATCATCACCTGAATCTACAGCAGAAACAGTATAAGTTGTGTTAGTGTCAGCAGCTGCAGCTGTTCCCCACTCAACACCTGTACCTGTAGATTTTAAAACTTGGCCTGCAGTACCAACACCGCCGCCAGCAGTTAAAGTACCTGTTAAAGTAGCGTCATCTAAAGTTTTATTTGTTAATGTTTGAGATCCAGATAAAGTTACAACACTACTTGTATTAGATAAATCTGTATAAGAACCACTTGTTGCAACAGTAGATAATCCTAAATTTGTAATCGCATTTGATTTTTGAGTAGATGTTAATCCTTGAGCATTTGTATCAATTCTTAATCTGTTAGATAATGCAGTTGTAGTTGTTGAAGCATAATTAGCATCATCACCTAAAGCAGCAGCTAATTCGTTTAAAGTATCTAAAGCACCTGGTGCTGAGTCAATTACATTTGCAACTGCTGTATCAACATAGTTTTCTGTAGCTAAATTTCCTGTACCACCTGAAATTGTTGAACCAGATGGAAGAACAATTGAACTACCTGAAGCAGTAATAGTAGCATCTCCTAAATTAATAGAAGTACCACTTAAATATATATCTCTAAATTTAAATGATGAACTACCTAGATCGTAAGTTACATCTGTATCTGGTAATATATGGCCAGAAACAGTTGTTGTTCCTGAAATATTTAAATTATCATCAATAGTAACTGTACCGCCAGCTGAATCTATTGTAAGATTTCCTGAAGACGTATCAATTTCATTGTCTCCTGTTATACCTAATTGAATATTTTTTTGTAGATTACCAACTAACGAACCACCTGCTGTACTTCCATCATGTAATCTTACGGTGCTAAGAGTTGTATCTACAGTTATCTCACCAACTGAACCTGTATAGGCATCATTTTCAGCAGTGGAACCTCTTCTTAATTGTAATATTGTTGGCATTTATCTAACCTCTCTAAACTTTTTTTTAACAAATAACTCTAACACTATTTATAATAAAAAATTGTTTAACTCCTTTTATTTTTTATGCAACCGTTCCTAAATCTACGGTATCTGTAAAAGTTCCAAGATTTATAACATAATAGTTTTTACTGTTGCAATCTGTTATTGTGTTGTATAATGAAATATTAAAGGCGTCTGTAGGAGAATTATTAACTTCAGTTTCTCCACCGCCCATATCATAATAAATAGTACCTCTTTTATCAGTGCTTGTTAAATATAATTCTTGTTTTATAATATCACCAGCGTTTGTGTTATTTCCTATATAAGCCATTTATTGTTCCTATGTTGAAATATCATCTACTGTACTTACAATGACATCAAGTGAACTAGCTGTATTAGAAACGACTTTTAAAACGTCTCCATTTTTTACTACGTATTTAGCTCCACCATCTATTACTTGTAAAGCACCTCCATTTTGAATTGGTGCACCTTTAACAAGGTACACGTCATTTGAAGAATCAGCATCATTTAATATTACATCAACTTTTATTTCAGTTGTTGTAGTATTAGCGCATCCTATACCAATTATTGTGTCGTAACTGTCAGCCGTAAATACTGTTTCAGCTGAAGTTCCAACATTTCTTGCTGTATATCTTCTAAAATTTTGTGCCATATTTTCTTTCTCTTTTATTTATAATGCAATCGCCATTGCAATAGCAAATCCCGTTGACGCTTTGTTGTCTAATTGTGTTTGTAAATTACTTGTTACTCCATTTAAATACTGAAATTCTGTATTTGAAACTGATCCATCTGCTATTTGAGTTGCATCTAGTGCTGAAATACCCGATTGTACATAAGAGGTAATTTGACTTGCTTCTATATATTTTTCAACACCGCCATCTGAAATAGCAAACTTATCTGTATCAGCAATTGTGATACTAGAACCATCAGTCATGCCATCAATATTTAAAATAGCCTCGACTTCACCCCACTCTAATGCTGTAGCACCAGAGTTTACTTTTAATATTTGTCCAGCAGTACCAAGTGTATTAAGACCTGTACCACCATCAGCATAACCAATTGTATCTGATGTTGTAAATTCAGCAAGGCCTGTGGGATCACCACTGCCGTTAAATATTCCTTTTATAGGTACTTGATCTGCCATATTATGCTAACACCAAAGTTGTTTTTGATGTTCCTCCTCTTGTTGTAAATGGTATATAAAGACTTGTAACAGCTGTACCTAATGTGGATCCTGTTGTACTAGGATCTATATAGGTAGATGTTCCATTTCTTTTTACAAATGTTATACCACTTGATGTGCCAACGGTTAACGTATCAGTTGATGCATCAGTTGTAACAACATTTAATCCGCCACCAACAACTGTTAATGTATCTGTACTTGAGTCTGCTGAAATATCAGATTGACCAGATACAGATATAGTTGTAAAAGAATTACCACTACTACCACCACCACTACCACCACCAATTTCCTTTATGGTGCCATTATCATTAATATAAAATTTTTGTGCCGAGGTATCAATTGCAACCTCACCATTTACGATATTACTCGTAGTTGGAGTGGCAGTACCTCGTTTTAATTTTATAACAGTCGCCATATTTTTTTCTATTTATTTACGATTTAACTATACGTTCCGCCGTCAATACTTGTAACTGTAACAGTACCACTTGTAACTGTAAAGTTATCTGAACTAAATGAAGCAACACCTTTATTTGATGTTGTTGCCAATTCAGCAGCAATCGTTAAAGTGTTTGCTAATATGCTTGTGTCAATACCTTCACCGTCTGTTATAGTTAGTGTTTCTCCTAATGCTATTGCATCTGTAGAAGAGTCTCCACCAGCAATTGTAAATGTAGAATTAGCAAGTTTTGCATTTGTAACATCACCATCTGTAATTTTTGCAGTTGTTACTGAATTTGATGCTAATTCATTATCTGTAATTCCACCTGACTTAACTTGTAAAGCATTTGAACTAATTTCAATTGTTGAGTCATCAACGTTAGCAGAAAATTCTGTACCAGTTAATGTTAATGCACCAGCAGAAGCAGCACTATAAACTGCTGTTTCAGCAATTTGTGAAAATGTAATATTTGTAGTACCAAAAGTAATAGTACCTTCAGTATTCATTACATATAATTCACCAGCACCTGTATCTCCTTCTTTAACGAAGAAAGCATCACCTTGACCAAGTGCGTCTGGATCAGAAACACCATAACTATCAGTATCAGTTGCTCTTGTTAATTCCCAATTTGTTGCACCACTACCTACATCTGATACGTAGTAAATACCGTTATGAGCAGCGTTAGTTTGATTGTAAACTAAAACTCTATCATTTAAACTTAAAGTAACACCGTCAATACTAAGTGCAGCCTGTGTGCCAGCGTTTGTTAACGTTGCACCTACACCTGAAGTACCGTTATTATAAGTTGCGTTTAAGTTTGAAGGAGCTTCAACTCTTACTGGATCATGGTAATGAATACCAGCAGCAGCAATTGTATCAACGTATGCTTTTGTAGCAGCGTCTGTTCCATCTGTAGGAGTTCCTAGTGATGTAATTTTTGCACTATTAACATCTACAGTACCAGCACCATTTGGACTTAATGAAATATTACCATCAGTATTAGTTGCGGTAATATCGTTACCGTTAATATTAATATTATCTACTTGTAATTCAGTAACAGCACTTGTAGCACCTATAGAACCACCATTAATTGTAGCACCATCAATAGTACCGCCATTAATATCTGGAGATGTTAAAACTTTATTTGATAAAGTTTGTGAATCAGTTAATGTAGCAACTGAAGAATCAATATTGATTGTTAGTGTTTGTCCTGAACCCGCAGTATCAATTCCAGTTCCACCTGCAATAGTTAATGCCTGTGAATCTAAATCAACAGTAAGAGCACCGCCTGTATCACCTTGAAAGTCTAAGACTTGTGCTGTAACCGAGTTATCAACATAATCTTTAACAGCAGCAGAAGTAGGAATAGTTGTATCGTTATCGTTTGAACCAATTCCTTCAGACTCTATTACAATAGCTGAACCAGCAAAATCAGCAACTTCAATATTTGATATTGAGTTACCAGTACCGTTAGCGTCAAAAGTTTTGTTTGTTAATGTATCTGTACTTGAAGCTGTTATGTAAGAACCTAAATCAGAAATTTGTGATTCAGTAATACTTAATGCAGCCTCGTGTTGTGTTACACTTGATTCTGTAATGTTAGCATCGGGTACGTTTGCCCAAGTAACAGAAGCAGTTAAATCATTTGTTTCTGATGTTAGGTATGATTGTAAATCAGATATATCTGCCTCAACAATTGTTATCGTGTTGTTTGCGGTATCAATTGTTTTGTTTGTTAAAATGTGAGTTGATGAAGCTGTTAATACGTCAGCGTGTGTACTAATTGTAATTGTATCACCCGAAACTGAAGTATCAATGTTTGTACCACCAGTAAATGTTAATGTATCTGTTCCTAATGCAACACCATCGTCTGTACCACTATCAGCAGCAATATCTAAAGTTGTTGATATTGTAGCCGTACCAGCCGCTGTTAAACGACCTTGTTGATCAACAGTAAATGTTGGAATTGCAGTTGAAGAACCATAACTACCTGGAGTTACAGCAGTATCATCTAAGTCTATTTTAATTTCGTTATCTGTATCAATAGATGTAGTAATTCCTGTATCACCAGTAAACGTTAAAGTTTGACCAGTAGTAAATGTGTCAGTACCACTATCACCAGCAATTGTAAATGAACCAGATGGTACAGCAGCAAAACTTAAATTACCTGAACCGTCAACTGTTAAGAATTGTCCATTACTAAAACTTCCTGGTAGTGTGTAAGTGATATCTGAAGTAACACTATTAGGTGCTTTTAAGGCAACGAAATGAGCACCGTTATTAGTTCCTTCATTAAATTTAATTGTACCACCAATAGTTGTAGAGTTACCAATATTTAATGTGCTAATTGCACTATTTGAATCTGTAGATAAAAGTTTTGATGCTTCTAACGTACCAAAAGTTGTTGGATATTTTGATGTAAAATATTTACCACCAATTACTTCTATATTAGCGGCTACGCCGTTAGTTTCTGTACCTGTTCCTATATAAAGACGATCACCACCCGTACCATTATAATATGAATAGGCCAGTTCACCTTGTGCTAGTTCTGAAGGTGAACCAACTACACCTGAACGTTTAATTTGTAATATTGTTGCCATTTTTTTTCTCTCTCCTAAAAGTTACCACCGTTTAATTTTAGTGTGCCTCTTTCTGTTTTAATATTTGTTCTAGTTATAA